TGTAAAGGGCCTCGGAAGATTATCTTTCAAGGTCCGCAGCGGTCACGTATTTTCATTGAAATACAATGACATACACGGACGCTCACGATTATTCACGCCAGTTATTTGAAATAATGAATAACGGATAAACAAATCCGAGATGTGTTGGTCTAGACCTGATTATCTAGCGTGTCATGGACGCATCCCTCCGCGCTCGCTCGGTGAGCCCGAAAGTAGGCCTCTCGGCTGCGTCGTTTCGCGTCAATCCGAGGTCCGAGTAAGGCGAGCTGGGTTGGCTCCGCAGGGCGCGCCGCCGGCTGTGGGCAACTTCGTCAAAATCGGCCTCCGAAGGGCACGCGGGCGCGGCGGGGGTGACCGCGCGGCCCGGGTGCCGGTCGTCGGGCTCGGGGGGCCCGGCAGGGGCCGGGGGTAGGCGGAGGCCGGGCCCAGGCGCCCAGCAGAAAGGCCGCCTCGCGGCGGCCTTGGAGGAAGGAAGGGGAGCGCCGCGGCCAGAGGGGGCCGGGCGTAGAGATGCTCCTAGGCGTCCGTGGCGGGGGCGTCCACCGCGTATGGTTTGAAGGTCACCACCCGCTCGCCGAGCCAGTCGTTCAGTTCAGCGAACCGCGCCTGCAGGGGCGCGATCTCGTTTGCGAAGAACACTTGGACGGCGCGCACGACGTCACCGAAGCCACCGTTGTTGGTCGGGACGATGCCCAGCACCTGCGGCGGTACGCGATGAGCGGCGAGCACATCGTCTCTGGTGACGCTCTTGATGTTGAAGAAGTCGTCCTTGGCGGCGACCTCGCTGATCGGCATCAGCTGCAGGCCATCCTTCTTTCCACCGGGCGCGTAGAGGAACAGGTTGCGAAAGTTGCCCGGACCCTTGCTGTTCTTGAGCGCATCCTTGAGCTTGTCGATCTGCTCCTCGTCGCTGATCGCGTCAGTGAGGTACAGGATGTAACCGGCGTGAGACCCGTTGAGGTAATACTTGCGCCTGAACAGCGTGCCCGCCTCGTTAAGCAGCGCGCTCTGCATGGCTGGCAGGTACTCCGGTAACCCGTACACCTCCTGGTTGATGTCGGGCTCTGCGAGGTGGAACACCCTACCCGCCTCGAACTCGTGAGGCTCACCCGCCGGCTGCAGGTACACGTAGGTGTTGTCCTTCACCGAGCTGCGTCGGCACCACTTGGCAAGAGCGGGCCGAAGTGGCATGCGCCGGCCCAGGACATTTCGCTGATCCTCCATGTAGGCGTTGCCGAACGTCAGATAGTCCAGCGACCACTGGGAGAACGCCTGGCGCGACAAGAGCGGGTGGGGGACGAACGTCGAGGCGAGCAAGTTGCGCTTGCAGTAGATGGCGCTGGCGTGGTGCGGCGCTGCCCGAAACACACGGGCCAGCGCATCCATGCTGACCGGCGTCTCGTACCAGCGGCCGTTGTCCCAGCTCTCCACATAGTCGAGCAGCTGCCGGCCATCCAGCACGGGCAAAGGGTCGCCAAAGGTGAATGCATGCACCTGGTCGGAAGATACGGCCATCAGAAGATCTCCAATACGCTGCTGTTGCGCGAGGTTTGTCCCTCGAGCGGTTCGTTGATGAGGGCGTGCATGCAGGCCCAGGCGAGATCGGCATGCCCGATCTCCTCGCTGCGGCCGGAGGTGTAGGTCACTTGGCGGCCCGATGGCGTCAGGGTCTTGCGGATCGCCATGAACGACTGTGCAAGGTCCGTCCAGCCCGCGTCGAACTCCAGGCGGCCATTGGTGATGACGTTGAGGGCCTTCATCACCAGCATGGCTTTCACATCCGGGGAATAAGTGAAGCGTCGCGCGGTCGGGAACCACTGCTCGACGAGCTGGTAGACCGCGGCGCCTACGCCGTTGGCGTCGATGCCGATGTAGGCCACGTTGTAGCGTCGGGCCACGTCCCGAATGAACTGGTTCTGCGCCTGGAAATCCTTGTTCGCAATGCGGTGGCGCTCAAGGATGCGGAACTTGCCGCCCGGCGAGCGCGGAGGGGCGATGACGACGAGGCCCGCAGAGTCGGTGCCGTCGCCCTTCGGGTCGTACCCGATCCAGACCGGAAGGTTCCCGTAGGGACGCGCCTCAAGAGGCTTGAGCTCGGTCCATTCGACCCAGCTATCGACCATGCAACGCTGCATCATGACGAGCGAGAACAGGCTGTCGCCGTCGTCCATGAACTGACACATGAGCAGGTTGGCGAACTCGTCAGGCGCATACTCCGTCCTGAGTTCGTCGATATCGAAAAGATCGCAGCCGCTGGCCGCGGCGTCTTCGATGGTCACGATCTGGCGCCACACCTTGTCGGCGCATTGCAGTCCAGCTGCAAGGTGCGCATGGCTCGTATCGATCTCGACCCGCTCGTCTTTGCTTCGCCGGCGGTTGTAGCGGTCGCCAGTCCAGTACGGAAAAGCCTGGTGGCTCTTGGCACTCGGCGTCGAGAAATACGTTTTCCGCCAGTGTTTGTGCATCGCCATGCCACTGGCGACCTTGTTGAGCTCCTCGAACTGGTACGTCCAGAAGAACTCGTCGAAATAGAAGTTGCCGTGATAGCCCTGCGCGGTGCGGGCGTTCATGCCGAGGAAGTAGAGGTGCGCTCCGTTCCACAGCACGATCGGATCGCCCTTGAGGTCGATCTCGCACGTCTCTAAAGCGAACTGCCGGATGTACTGCTTGAAGATGTGCGCCTGTGCCTTGCTCGCGCTCAAAAATATCTGGTTGCGGCCAGTCTCCACGGCATCAAGCAGCGCCTCGCGCGCGAAGTACCAAGTCGCGCCGATCTGACGCGACTTGAGGATCATGCGCGTACGTTCGCTGCCCGCGTTGTACCAGCGTCGCTGGTAGCCGTAGAGCGAGTCGAGGAACCGCTGGCGCAACAACGCGGCCTGCTCGTCGGTGAACTCATTGCGCTTGCCGCGCCGCTTCGGCCCGGCGTTGCGCGCTTCGATCGCCGGGTTCAAGTCGCCTTCGTGGCCGCCGGGTGCTTCGTAGCGGCGGACGCGTGCGAGGCGCTCCATCTGGCGCCCGAGGAGATCGATTTCCTTGAAGTCGCCGCCGGTCTTCTTCTCCTTCAGCAGCAGAGCGACAAGGCGCGCCTCAAGGCTCGACTCGATCCGCTCGATCGCTGGAGCCCTATCCCAGTCGTCGCGTTCCTTCCAGCTGTGGACCGTTGTGCGCTTTTCGCCAAGATGCTCGGCGATATCCGTGACCCTCCAGCCCATCCAGTAGAGCGCGCGGGCCGAACGGCGAGGGTCCAAGGTGGGCGGAGGCATGAGCATGCCGACATCGTTGCCGCGCGACGCGTTGTCTCGTGCGTCCTGCGCTGTGTACGGCTATGCGGATACACAGGGCTTGCGTTGCTGGCCGTTCATGCCCTCCCGAGGATGGCCGCGTCGTCTGCTTCCACCCTCCGGAGTTTCGCCCATGGCAAAGAGCAAGTTCTTCCGCGTCGCCGTCGAGGGCGCCACGACTGATGGCCGAAAGATCGAGCGCAGTTGGATCGCCGACATGGCGGAGACCTACTCGCCGGCCACCTACGGCGCGCGCGTCAACCTCGAGCATTTCCGCGGCATCCTTCCGGATGGTCCGTTCCGCGCCTATGGCGACGTTGTTGCCCTGAAAGCCGACGAGATCGCCGAGGGCGATCTGAAGGGCAAGCTCGCGTTGTATGCCCAGGTGGAGCCAACCCCCGACCTGATCGAGCTCGTGAAGAAGAAGCAGAAGGTCTTCACCAGCATCGAGGTCAACCCGAAGTTCGCCGACAGTGGTCGCGCTTACCTGGTCGGCCTGGCCGTGACCGATAGTCCGGCCAGCCTGGGCACGGAGATGCTCACCTTCGCAGCAGCGCACCCCGAAGCCAATCCGCTGTCTGGCCGGAAGCAGGGCAAGGACAACCTCTTCACGGCCGCATCGGAGGCGGTGGCGATCGAGTGGGAAGACGAGCCGTCGACGACGTCGGTGGGCGAGCTGTTCAAGCAGGTCCGCGAGCGCATCTCCAAGCTCACCGGCAAGAGCCGCACGCACGACAGCCAGTTCGCCGAGGTCGCGGAGTCGCTGCAGTCCATGGCGGACTTCCTGGAGAAGGCCGAAGCGGCGCAGAAGGCCGCCACGAAGACCTTCAGCGATACCGTGAGTTCGCTGCTCAGCAGGCTCGACACCGTCGACACCGCGACCAAGAAGACCGCCGATGACCTCAAGGCGCTCGTGGAGCAGCTCTCCAGCGTTCCCGGCTTCACGCAACGCCCGGTCAGCACGGGCAGCGGTGACCAGGCGCTCACCAACTGCTGAGCGAATTCCGCCGCCAACTCACAGCCGACCGAAACCGCCAAACACGGAGTCACCCATGCGCAACGCCACCCGCGCCACCTACAACAACTATCTGCGGCGTATCGCCGAGCTCAATGGCGTACCGGACGCATCCGTCCAGTTCTCGATCGAGCCCAGCATCCAGCAGACCCTCGAGAACCAGATCCAGCTGTCGAGCGCCTTCCTCCAGCGCATCAACATGATCGGCGTGGTCGAGATGGAGGGCGAGAAGCTCAAGCTCGGCACCACCAGCACGATCGCCAGCCGCACGGACACGACGAAGAAGGACCGCACCCCAGCCGTGGTGCACGGCCTGGACAACCAGCGCTACCGCTGCGAGAAAACCAACTTCGACACCGCGATCAAGTACGCGCAGCTGGACGCCTGGGCAAAGTTCCAGGACTTCCAGACGCGCGTGCGAGACGTGATCGTCCGGCAGCAGGCGCTGGACCGCATCATGATCGGCTGGAACGGCGTGAAGGTTGCTCCCGATACCGACCGCGCCACCTATCCGCTGCTGCAGGACGTGAACATCGGATGGCTGCAGCACATCCGCGCCGATGCCCCGGCGCACTGGATGAAGGAGGGAGCCGCCGGCAGTGGCAAAGTGCAGGTCGGTGCGGGCAAGGACTACGCCACGCTCGACGCGCTGGTGTTCGATGTCACGGAAGAGCTCATCGACGAGCCGTTCCGCGACAACCCGGACCTGGTGGTGGTCTGCGGCCGCGGCCTGCTCCACGACAAGTACTTCAAGCTCATCAACCAGGACCAGACGGCGCAGAACCAGCTGGCCAGCGACATCATCATCAGCCAGAAGCAGATCGGTGGTCTGCCGGCGGTGCGGGTGCCGTTCTTCCCGCCGGGTGCGCTGCTTGTGACCACGCTGGACAACCTGTCCATCTATTACCAGGACGGCTCGCGCCGCCGCCAGGTCAAGGACAAGCCCGAGCGCGACCAGATTGAGAACTACGAGTCGAGCAACGACGCCTACGTGGTCGAAAACTACGGCGCCACGGCGCTGGTCGAGAACATCGTCCTCGGCTAATCCATACCGACGAGAGTGCAGAGAAGGACCGGCCGGTGGAGAGCCACCGGCCGACAGCCCACCCGGAGAGCAAGATCATGACCAGCCCCGCCCGCCGTTACCGCGAGAGGACGCACGCCGTGCTCACGGCCACGCAGGATGCCGCCGTGCAGGCCGCGTCCCATAGCGACCAAGTCTCCGCGCCCTATCGCCTGGTGCTCGCGTCGCTCGTGGAAGACAAGCGAGTGTTGCATGGCATCCAGTCGATCGAAGGCAAGATCGAGGCGAAGCGCAAGCGTTTGCCGAACTACGAAGCCTGGGTATCCGGCCGCCTCGAGGCGGACGAACCGGTTGACGACGAAGTCGTGGCGACGGTCATGGTGTGGCGCATCGATACAGGCGATATCGACGGTGCGCTCCTGATCGCTCGGTACATGCTCCGGCACGAGCTTCCGCTACCCCAGCAGTACAAGCGCGATCTGCCGACCCTGCTGGTGGAAGAAATCGCGGATCGCACGTCCCGTCCGGATGGCGGCAACGTTACGCCCGAGCACCTACTCGAGGTCGGCCAGCTGACCGTAGGGTGCGACATGCCCGACGAAGTGCGGGCCAAGCTCCACAAGGCCACTGGCCTGGCGCTGCGCGATCGCGCGCCGGGACAGGCTGTCGAACATCTGCAGCGTGCGCTGCAACTGAATCCGCGGTGCGGCGTAAAAGCCGAGATCGTCAAGCTGCAGAAGCAGCTGGCCCCCGCGACCTGAGCTCGCCCCGAGCGCCGCGGCGGCTCGGTGGGCACAGCCGGTCCTCTCT